GTTGTTTGCGGACTGCACAGTGCCCTCTTCCGATGTGGCGCATCGGTCGAACTGTAACAGGTCCCAGCAGGCTATTTTAGCCCCCTGCTGGGTGTTTGGAGGAGCCACGTAACACACAACGAGCACACAGTCCATAGCCGTCGCTATGACACTCCCAAGTACGAACGCACCCCCCCCGAGGTGCCCGGCGCCTATTCCATGCCGATATGGTGGGTGAATCACGCTAAGGTTTCTAGACAACTTTGTATTTTTGGTTGTTTTGTCCCATAAAAGGGTTTTATATGTTTAATTTTGCGGCCGTAGCCTTACACACACGCACCACCGAGCGCACTCGCCTACCACAGCAGAATTGGGGTGACAAACCTAGTACCTAATCGTGGGCATTGGGTTGCCGCGATTCCGCGACCCCCCGTATCCAGCCGTAAGCATACGCATGCCCTCATGCACGCTAGCTTGTGCTACACCGTAACCGGTGGCACGGAGGCCTTGGTAAAGAAAGGCTCCCATGTCTCCGATCGTTGACAACACTTGCTGAGTGGTGTAGGGCGTAGGTGCTTTAGGGCTAATCGACACACTCGATATCGTAGCAGGAATCCACTCCCAAACTGTAATGACCTCAAGGTACCCGTTAATTGTGAACGTTGTGGTGCTAGTTGCAGTCCCATCCACTTCACGCAACACAAACAAAATTGAGCCAGCACCAGTGTTGTTGCCAACACTGGTGTCCGTAAAATTCTCGTCAACCGCCGTAGGCAGCCAACGGACCTCATGGGCCTCCGAACCTAGGGAACTAATGTGCTGGCACATATTGAAAGCGTTGGGAGCGGAAACGGTATTTGGTACCCCGGTGAAAAACGCCTGGCCCGCTGAATAATTGGCTGCGATCATGCCGCGTCGCGATGAGTAAGGCCCCGTAGGGATAAACTTAATGCACGAAGCGACAGGACGATACCGCCTCACAGCAGACCCTGCGATGAAATTACCGAAACCAAACGCCGTTTGAGCGGGGAGTGCAGCACCGGACTGAGCAGCCGCGTACAGCAGCCCAGTCGTGCTCGACAAATTGTAGGGAGTCCACTGAAATGTCGCGTCAACCGGAAGAATGTTGCCGGCAACCAGCCCAGTACCACCACCCGTAGGAGTGAAGGTATCGACCGTGCGGATGAGATAGCCCGTGTCAGCACCACCATAGCATGGCGACGCCAGCTGGGCATTACACGGATCACGCAGGAGTCGTTCCCAGGATGCTGCCCGTGGATCGGACAGCACCCTGTTGACTGGGCCGGTTGCACGGCTCCTCGACGGTTGGCGCATCTTAGGACGAGACTTATTACGCGCTCCAGCCTTAGGACTCTTCTTTCCTTTAGCTGCCATATTATTAAACACACAACAAGCCGCAACAGCGACGTGTCAAAACAAATCACAAGTCAGGGAGAACACCTTGTGCACCGTGGGGACCGATGCATGGCGACGGGGGAATTGTTATGTTTGTCTCACGCAGCAGGGCCTCATAGGCCCGTTGCTGGGTCGGACTTACACCAAAGGCTTCCCAAAACGACACACGTGCCGCCTCAGTTGGCTCTCTGTACCCCCGGGTGAGGCCGCGCGACAAATGGGCCATGCCCGTCTCGCACACAACCGCGTGACTCCCAAACCCCCCGGAGCGGCCGTTGCGAAGGTAGGCCTGATATTGCTCCTGGACGATCGGTATCCCGCCGGTCATGCTTAAGCCACACTCACCCACAGCATGAATCCACTTCTCCGCCGCCTTACCCCACCCGTAGTCCTTCACCACACAGCACGCGTCTTTGGACAGCGTGGTGCTTGGGTTCCGGACCATAATCCACACCTCGCCGTCCCACACTGGGTGAGCTTGGCAAAACTCGACAGCTTCGAACCTTTGAACAGGGGCTTCCACTTTCATGTTGAACCCGTATGTAAGGAACCATGCCTTGAGCTGGTTTGTGAACCGGGCGAGATCTCTGCGCTCCAGGAAAACAACGCAATCATCTCCATTGTTGGCTAGGCGCAATTTGATTCGCCTCTCTTCCGCCAACCGGTGCACCATGGCACACATCAACAGGCAGTTGCCTAAGGACGTGTTCATGTCACCGCTCATCCTGCTGCCATTGACCTTATACTTCAAACGGCCATCCATGGCTTGCAGAAAGCAGCGATTTTGGATCTGGCCTTTCAGGAGCCACCGCAAGCGCGCGCTATGGTGTGCTTGGTAGCACCCCGCATAAACGGAGTGTTCCCATTGCAACATTTCAGCGCGTACATGCTGGTCGAACCTTGAGGCATCCAAGCCAATCGCCACTGGATCTGAAAACGTGTCCCACATAGCGCGCATCTCCTTGGCGACGCCTTCCGCTGAGAAGCCCTTCATCACTGTGGGCCCGCCATACACCTCCTCGATAGCCCGGTAAACCGAATGCTCGAGAGGCCTCAGGTACACTCCTACCTCCACGTTATACCGGGGATCACGTGGCTGGATCACCCTCGGCGCGGGATCAGGCTTTGCTGAGAAGTTAATCTTCTCAGCCTTCACGAACGCTTTCTTAACTCCGAAGTCACCCTCCGTAAGGGGGCGTTCCTCCAGGCTTTTCACTGCTTGCTCATAGCATAGCCGGCGCCGGCCCGAATAGTAATCCAGAAATTGCTCCCTGGTAATCGGACGGTGCACACCAACGTTGCGCAGAACTTGCAGCTTGAACCCCTTCAGAGCCAAGTGCGGACGTGCGGTGCACGGTGGCGGCGGTTGTAGCACACCCGCCGCATCAGGGGACCTGAACACCCTTTCCACCAATGCACGCATCCCGTTGTTTAGGGAATTATTGTGTACGCCAAACCGCTGTCGTCCGGAAATCCCTACAAAAACCGGAAACATACGCGGTCGGAGGACCCCCTGCCGTTTAACCTGGATGCCGCAACTCTGGAGATAAGGTTTGCAATCAACCTTTGTCTCCACACCAGGCACAAGCACGGGGCCCCCCTATTTAGCTGCCTGCCCACCCATGGTACGCATTAGCCGTGCCACACCGCTCTGCGCGACGCGTGCTGCCAGCACTTCAGCGATACCAGGGATGAACACCAGCTCCACGATCGTAGGGATGAAGTGGACAGCGTCGCATGTGCGGACGGAGCCCGAAGCCTTCATTTGCTCCCCTAGCCACCGTTTAAGGCATATGCGATCAGCGGAGGTGTCCTTCAGCTCACCGAAATGAAGCTTAGCATTCCACACCCAATCACGCACGAACCCTGACAGCGCCAGATCGTTGGCGTTAAGCCGGCCCACAAGGGGCACGTCACCCAACGTCGTCTCGTTGGTGACCTCCAAAACCTCTGCCACCACGCCTTCAACCACCGCGGGTGTGCCAACGGCAGGTGCCCCCAGTGCAGCGCCCGCTGCCGTGGCAGCAGACACAACCAGCGCGACACCACCCACGATGTGTGGCAAACCCAACACCAACGGCCCTGCGACCGCAGCGACAGACCATAGGGCACGTCGGTGTTGGAAAAGCCACGCTTTCAGGCGCTCCCCCCTGCTCTTCTTCGCAGTCAGTGTGTGCCCATGTAAGGTGACTGATACCACTTCCGATGAGTAAGGACTCTGCCCCTGGGGGAGGGGGGAGCGGGAAACGTTCCATGCTGTGCTTGCAAGGTTGTTCATTGGTTGTATATGGAGGTTTGATGATGCCCTCTTAAACCCCTGGGCGTCGGGACCAGCTGGTACAGCCACTGCGCTGGGTTGTACGTAACCAACGTCTGCTAATCGAGTGGTAATTGTCCTTGGCTACATCAGGTGGTATCTCACACATCAATGGGGCAGGGGTTCAGCTCACCCCACCCAACACGCCTAAGACATACCACGTTCAAAACATGGCGCCGAGTTATACTCAAGGCTAGACGCATGATTCCAAAATTGCAAGACCATCCCTACCTCACCAGATTCAAATACCACAAGGTGCTTATTCAAGGCACAACCCTATCCAGGGCAGACATTGCAGAATGTCTTGAGATGCTGTGACTGACGTCCAAGGTGTGGCTATGCGATTAACCGCCGTAGCCACGCGACCACACCCCCAC